CACAGGCACAGCGCGGTCGCACGAACATTGGCGAAGGCTGAATTCTGGTGCCTGGCGAGGGTGCTGGTTGTAAGCGGACGCATGGAATTGAACTTTCGGACGCATGGAGTTGAACTCCGGCGGGCCGGTTCGGGCGTCTTAGGTGGCCTGTGGATAAGTCCTGTGGATAACTCCCGCGCTTGAGCGGGGATCGAGCGGGGTTTGATGGGGGGTTAAAGGCCCTGCGCAGGGTCTCCGAGCACGCCTGCGCGTTGGGCATCGCGGACGCCCAGAATCGCCTCTTCCAGATCAGCCGGCGACGGCACCTCGGCAAAGCGCACGGGCCAGCCGTGGAACGCCAGGTCGTTGGCGACCATCTCGCTGCAAATGATGCCGCCGGCGTTCCGGGTGCTCTTGCCCACCAGGTGGTACAGCGGCCGCAGGGCAAACAGGATGTAGTCGAGCACGCCGTAGCGCTCAACGGCGGTGTCCAGCATCAGGTCCAAGTATTCCGCGGTGATCGGCACCGGGGTGGGCACCACGATCACCCGGCCGGGCGGGTACAGGGGCCACAGGCGGCGGCGTCTCAGCAGGGACATGTCCCAAAACTTGACGCCGTCAGTGAAGCCGATGTGGTAGCAGCAGCTGCCCGTGAAGAACTTGGTGAGCGTGCTGCTGGGTTGCTTGCCGTAGATGAACGCGACCTTCATGGTGGCTTACCCCTGAAAGGTGGGCGGCCAGCCGCCGCTGAAGTTGTAGGTGTCCGGGTTCGCGCTGGCCAGCATGGCGGCGCGGTGGGCCTCGGCGGCGGTGTAGATGGCGATGTCCGAGGCTGCCGCGGCCGCGAAGATCTGCCCGGCCAGCGCTGGGGTCATGGTCACCATCTCGCCCGTCATCGTCTTCCACTGCACGCCGGGCGGCATGTTGGGGCCCATGATGACCAGGCCGAGCTGCTGCGTGCGGCTGAAGGTGTCGCTGTGGAACCAGTGGCCGTTGACCTGGTAGCCGGCCAGTTGCGTGCGCCGGTCTCGCTCGGTCTTGATGCGCTCCCAGGCGCTTTCCTGGCGGGTGGACAGGGGCGGCACGGGCGCGTCTTGCAACTGCGGATGGCCGTGCTCGTCGGCGACGATGCGCCGGCCTTGGCTTTGGCCCAGCAGCAGGTCGGCGTGCCGTTCGTCGGTGATCTCGACGCAATCAGCCGGTACGGCTGCGCCATGAATCTCAGTGGCGTAAAACCCGCCCGTTTGTGACGAATAAAGCATGCTGTTTCCTTAAACGCCGATGGCGATCCAACCGATCGAATCCGGTGCGAACGATGCGCCACCCGCCGCCGTCGATGACACGTTGATCTGTGACGCTGAGATCACCTGAGCCCGGGCGCTGTTGCCCGTTGTCGGCCCCATCGTCACAGCGACGACCACAAACCCCGTGCTTGTGAAACTGATCGGCAGGGTCACGGTGACGCCGGCTGACGAAATGGATCCTTGGTTGTTGCCCCACTGGACGATCAACCCGGACGGCAGCCGCTGCCAGCCGCTTGTTGAGAGCGACCGCGCAAACGCCCCGTTCACCACCCGCCACACCCCAGACGCCCCCGCGGCACCGTTGCCGCGCAGGTGCAGTTCCTCGCTCACCCGCAGGCTCAGGCTGGTGGCGCCGCTGGCGCCGTTGAATATGGTGTTGGACCCTGCCCTGTTGATGGTCACCGCGTTGGCGCTGGTGTCCGTGCGGAAGAAGCGCAGGGGCAGCGGCCGGCCGTTGGCTGCGTCGGTGGCCGGCAGGTTGATGGTGACCGCGCCGCCGGTGGCGTCCACGTACACGTCGCCGGCGTCGTCGGCCGTCAGGTTGGTGGTGCCGGCCGCGATGCTGCGCACGTTGCCGCCGTACATGCGGCGGATGGCGTCGCGCACCTGCGTCAGGGTGGCCGCGCTGGGCACCAGGCCGCCGTCGCGCAGGATGTTGATCAGCTCTTGCTGCACACCGTCGCACCAGCCCGGCTGCAGCGCGGTGGCCAGGCTGACGCCCGGCACGCCGGCCTGAAAGCCGTGAAGGCCTGAGCCAAACTTGTCGATCTGTCGGTTCGATGACTGGATGACGTCCATAAGGTACTCCTGGGCTCGCGGTCAGCTTGCGTAGCCAAACATGACAAGGGTGTGGGCCGGCTTGCGGCGGTTGATCACGCACTCCAGCTGCGTGTTGCCAAACACGCGCAGCGGTGCGTCGCTGGCGCCTTCGCAGGTGGCCTCAGTAATGGAGGTGGCCTGCGCCAGGTTCATGCGCCACACACCGATCCACTCAAAGCCCAGCACGGGCGAGTCGCACGGGTGCGCGCACGTGGTCGGGCCGAACTCTTCGATGGTGGCGCCCGCGTAGCCGATGGTGGCGGCCAGGGCGATCATGAAGCCGCGGCTCAGATCGCCACGGCCGGCGATGCGCTGGCGCAGCGCGGTGCGGCGCTGCTCCAGCGTCTGCGACACGCCGCCGCTGCAACTGTCGGGCAGCGCGTAGTTGCGCTCCCAGTCCTCCAGCCCCACCACCGCGCGGTCAGGCTGCTGCTCGCGCAGCACCGTCTGCGCACCGCTTTCCGCTGAGGTCAGCACGGCCGCGATGGCACCGGCCTCGCGACGCACACCCAGCCCGCGCACGTCGTAAGCGACGGGCGGCAGCAGCGCGGGAATGGCGTCGACGATGTCCACGATGTCGGCTCAGGTGTCAGGTCAGAGTGATGGCGCCGAGGGTGATCAGCTCCAGCGCCGTGGGGCTGACCGAGCATGCAACGTTCGCGGCGGGTGCAGTGAGCGTGACGTCGGTCACGCCCGGTGCGGAAAGCAGGGCGCGGATCAGGCGGTTGCGCACCAACTGGTCGCCGGGGCCCAGCGCGGCGAACTCTGCGGTGATGGCCGCCGTCACCGTGGCGTTCACGCTGGCCAGCGTGGTGCCGGCAGTCAGCGTCAGGGCGGCCGTCACCGGCTGCACCACGGCCGTGGGCGCCAGCGCCTGCACGCCCGTGCCCGGCAGCATGCCCACCGGCCGGCGCTGGTCCAGCACCGCCTGCACCGATGCCAACAGGGGCGCGCCTGGCAGGCCGGTGGAAGGCATGGGCACCACGTCCACCGTGCCCGTGCCGCGCCGGGCCGGGAACACGAAGGCGCGGGCCACGCCGGGCACCGTCAGCGCCCAGCGCTGGTAGTCCGCAGCGTTGCCGCCCTGCGCGGGCTCACGCAGCTCCAGCAGCAGCCGCTGCAGCAGCGCCGAGTCGGCCTCCACGTCAGAACCGCCCGTCATCGTCAGCACCGTGGCCGCCACCGTCAGGCCGGCCGGTGGCGTGTTGAGGGTGACAGGCGTGTTGGCGCTGAGGTTGCCTGCGGCGCCCGCCACGCTGGCCACGCAGGTGAGATCCACGGTGCCGCCTGCGCCCACCACGCCGGCCGCCGTGGTCTGGTACTGCGCGCCCTGCGCAGTGACGAACGTCTGCCCGCTGGCCACGGCCGTGCCCACCACGCCGCTGATGCGCACCGTGCCGCCGGCGGCCGCCGCAGGCCGGCGGGTCACGCCGCGCAGGTTGGCCATGCGCTCCATGCTGTCCACGTCGGCCAGGTCAGGGAAGCCCTGCCGGAACACCCACGCCTGGTGACTCAGCAGGCTTTCGCCGATGGCCGCCACCGCGCAGGCGCGCACAAAGTGGTCGCTGTCCGGGCCGGTGGCCGCGGCCGGGTTCTGGTTGCGCACGGCCTGCAGATAGGCATCGCGCAACTGGGCGAATGAAGGCACTTCGTAGGGCATGGGAACAGGCTTTCCAAACAGGCTTCTCAGGTTGTTGTCAGGCCACCCGCACCGGCACCCTGAACACCACAGGCGCACCGCCTGCGGGCGTCACGGTCACGGCCAGCAGCAGGCGCCCGGCGCCGCTGGCGTCGCTGCCGATGTCCACGGCCACGTCGATGTCGCTGCAGCGTCCGTCTGTCAGCAGCGGCTGCAGCGCCTGCAGCGCGTACTGGCGCGCCAGGGCCTGCGTGCGCGGCGTGGCCTTCTCGCGCTGCAGCTCGTGCAGGCGCGAGCCCAGGGCCGGCTCAGCCCACCAGGTGCCCAGCGGCGTCTGCAGCCGCAGGTACACCGCATTGCCAATGCCCGGCGCGGGGTCGCGCGTCAGGTCGCCGGGCGCCGTGGCGCTGGCGGCATAGTCCGCCGTCAGGGGGTTGATCCACGCGTCCATCAGGTCGGGCCTCCGGTGTTGCCGCCACCGGGCTGCACACCCGAATGCACGTGCGCCTGCAAGGTCACGCCCGCGCCCGTCACGCCGCCGCTGAAGGTGGCCGCGCCGGTGCCCGTGCTGGTGCCCGTCACCGAGAGGTTGCCCGCAATCTGCACGTTGCCCGCCACCTGCACGTTGCCGCTGAAGGTGGCCAAGGGCGCCTGCACGTTCACCTGGCTTGCCGCCTGAATCAGGATGCTGCGGTCCTGGCGCAGGTGCACGCGGTCGCCCCACTGGCTATAAATGACGGTTTCGCCGGCCGCGCCCAGCTGGATGCGCACGCTGCCCAGTTCGCTGGCAATCACCACAGACTGCGCAGTGCGGCCACCCACGGGCACCACGATCACGTCCGCGCCTTCGGGGATGGCCGAAGAAAAGCCGAAGTGCTGCATCACCTCTGCGTCGGCCAGCTCTTCGCCGGCCAGGCCGCCAAAGCGCGCACGCTGCACCTGGGTGGTCCGTGTTATGCCGCGCATCACGCCACGGAACGCGCTGCGCACGCCGCGCAGGCCACGGTCCACCTCGCGGCGGATGTCATCCAGCGTGCTCATGGCGCCCCCCGCGTCAGGTCGATCACGCCGCCCGGCACACTGTTCTTGCCGCGGCGGTGGCGGCGGGTGCTGGGGTGTGCCTGCGGCACCCAGGCGCCGTCTTCCTTCAGCGTCAGTTGCGTCACCTGGCCCACGCCCTCGCCGCCCATGAAAGTGCGGCCCAGCAGGAAGAAGGTGCCGGAGATCTGGTGCGGGTCGCTCACCAGCTCCACGCGCTGGCCAGGCGTCCACAGTTGCCCCGCGCCAGGCTGCCCGGCCGGCACGCGGTGCCCTTGCACCAGCGCCTGCAGCGTGTAGCCCTGCACCCGGCCATCGCTGATGGCTTTGATGGCGCGTGCCCGCGCGATGTTCACGCTGGTGGCCTCGTGGTCCACCAGCACGCGCGGCCGGTACACCGGCACACCCGTGTCCTGCACCTGCGCCTGGATGCCGGCGCGGGCTTTGCGCTCGGCCGCACCGCTGCCGCTGGCCGCCGCCTGGCCCAGCACCGTTACATGGCTGTAGCGCGGCACCAGGCTGCGCGTCTCCGCCAGGCGCAGCAGGTTGTTCTGCGCGGCCGGCGTGCCGGTGCGCATCTGCAGCAGGCACACCGCCGGCACGTCATAGCGCGGCCCGCCCACCACCAGCGTGCCGTCCGGCTCGAACCAGGCCCACAGCCCATTGGCCTCCGCCGCGCGGCGCAGGGCGTCCCAGGCGCTGTCGCCGGGCTCGGTGCTCACCTTCTCGCGCGGCAGCGTGGTGTCGGCCTCGATGCGGATGCTGGTGATGCCCAGCGGCCGCACGATGCGCGCAATCACCTCGTCCAGGTTCAGGTTCAGGCCACTGGTGATGGGCGCGCTGCAGTCCAGCAGCACCGCGGCCTGGTCACGCCCGCTCAGGTGCAGGCGCATGGCGCCCTCGCTCACGTCTACCGTGCGCTCGTCCAGCACGCCGGTCAGGGCCACGTCGCCGCCCAGCGTCACGCGCACCGCAGCGCCAGGCGTCACCTCGGCGGGCACGCTCAGGCCGCTGGTGGACAGCGAGACAGACCACGCGTCGGCCGGCGTCATCAGGTTGCTGTCGATCTCGTAGCGCGTCCAGCGGCTCTGCACCTGGCCGCGGATGGAGATCTCCACCGCATCACGCTGCGGCGCGCCCTGCGGCTCAGCCACGGTACACCTCCAGCGGGTCACCCGCGTCCAGCAGCACCTTGCGGCCCAGGCGGTTCACCAACGCCAGCTCGTCGGCGCGGGCCGCGTCGTTGTACAGCAGGTGGGCCAGCAGCCGGGCCGGGCCGCCGGCCGGTGCGGGCTGCAGCACCAGTTGCGGGCGCGTGGCAATCAGCGCCCGCGCGGTTTCCTGCAGCGCGTCAGCCGTCTGGCGCAGGCCGTCAATGGTGCGGCCCTCCCATTCGGCCGGCAGCGCGTTGCGGGTGCCGTCCATCGCCAACTGCAGCGCCGTGCGCGCCTGGCCGGTCAGCGCCTCGATCTGCGCCCTCGTCAGGTCTGTGGTGTCCGCCTGGCTGGCCAGCACGGTGGCCGCCAGCTCCGCCATGCCGGTGGCCATGTGGATGCGCGTGTGGGCCTGCAGCACGGCCGCGTCGCCCGCCATGTCGGCGTCCACCAGCGCGGCCTGCGGCGTCAGCACGGCCAGGGCCGGGTCCATCAGGCGCGCACCGCGTGTCCAGTCGCCCCACAGGGTGGAACTGGCAGGTACCGACACGGCCACCGCGCCATAGGCCGGGTTACGCCCGCCCAGGGGCAGGCCCTGAAAAGCCCGGTCCACGATGGCCCGCAGGTCTGCCACATAGGCCCGGGGGTACAGCAGCGGGTCCAGGTCTGACAACAGCGCCCGCAGGCCCGTGGTGTTCAGCAAGCCGGTCAGCGCCGTGCGCGCCTGCGTCACCAGATCGCGCAGCACGGTGATGCGCGGGAAGGCCAGCGTGGGCACCGCCTGCACCCGGCGCACCACGGCCTCATCAGCGGGCACCCGGGCGGCAGCGGCCGCGCTGGCCACCGCGTCGGCACGGCTGGTGAAGGTGCGCTGCGCAAAGGTCTGGTCAAAGCCCGCGCCCGCATCCTCCACGAAGTTGACGGTGACCTCGGCGCCGTCCACCAGGTCGGCCTGGTGCTCCTCGGCCCAGTCAAAGGCCACCACGCGCAACTTGCCCCAGATGGGGTGCACCAGCTCGCCCGCGCCGGGGGCTTCCAAGGCCGTCAGAAAGTCCTTCAAACGGCTTTCGTAGTCGGCCCCGAAGAAGACGGCACGCACCCCGATGCGCCGCGCCAGCAGGCCCAGATCGTCCACCGCCGCGCCGTTGCGAAACGGCACCTGGTGCACCGCCACCGAGCGCGAGCCTTGCTGCGCCACGCGCTCCACCTCGAAGCGCACGCCCCGAAAAGATGCCGGCTGGAAGGTCTCGGCCCAGGCCATCAGTTCCTCCGGGCGTCCATCGTGTTGCGGCGGTTCACCGCGTCCTG